ATGGCACGAAGCCTGCCGACGTGTAGTCGAAGGAACCTACTCGATACTCAAGGACCACTGTCATCAGAATCGTACCAACTGGAACGACAACAAGGCACAGAAGGCAGCGCAGGACGCATACCATCGGTTGTTCACGTTCAAGTGGACGCCACCCGGCCGTGGCTTGTGGATGATGGGAACCGAGTTCATTCACGAACGCAACAACTCGGCAGCCCTCCAGAACTGTGCTTTCATTTCTACCGAGAAGCTTTCAGCCCACTCGGCTAGATCAGCAACCCTCCCTTTTGTTCGTCTCATGGAGATGTCAATGCTTGGCGTTGGTGTAGGTTTCGACACGAAAGGAGTCGGGAACCTAGAGATCCACGAACCCACAGAAGCAATCCAAGAAATCGTCATTGAGGACAGCCGCGAGGGCTGGTATGAATCTGTGGCTATTCTGCTAGAATCGTATTTCTTCAAGAACCGGGCCTGTGTCGATTTTGACTATGGCCTGATTCGCGAAGCAGGAGAACTCATCAAAGGGTTCGGTGGCGTGGCCGCAGGTCCATCTCCCCTCAGAGACCTTCACAACTCGATTCGGGTGATGTTCGCAGGGCGAGACGGTCAACGTATTACGTCAACCGACATCGTAGACCTGATGAACCTCATCGGCAAATGTGTCGTAGCAGGCAACGTAAGGCGCTCTGCTGAGATCGCCATTGGTGATGCTAGTGACACCGAGTTCCTTGATCTCAAGGACAGAGAGAAGAACCCAGAGCGTATGGGGGCAAATGGGTGGGGGTTCACGTCGAACAATTCGATTTTTGCTACTGTTGGAGACGATTACAGCGAAATTGTGGAACGCATTCAAGACAACGGGGAGCCTGGCTTCCTGTGGCTGGACCTGTGTAAGTCTCATGGTCGCATGATCGACCCGCCAAACAACAAGGACCATCGTGCTGCCGGAACGAACCCGTGCGGCGAGCAGACTCTAGAGTCCTACGAATGCTGCACACTCGTAGAAACATTCCCGTATCATCACGATGATCTAGAAGACTACAAGAAGACCTTGAAACACGCGTATCTGTACGCCAAAGCCGTGACACTCATGTCTACGCATTGGCCAGAAACGAATGAGGTCATGCAGCGCAACCGTCGAATCGGTTGTTCTGTTTCCGGTGTAGCCCAGTTCGTAGAGGACCGGGGTTGGACTGTGTTGAAGAACTGGCTGGATGAGGGTTACATGGCTGTTCAGTTACGTGACCGTCAGTACAGTGAGTGGCTAGGTGTGCGTGAGTCGATCAAGACCACAAGCGTCAAGCCGTCGGGCACCGTGTCGTTACTCGCAGGAGCAACGCCTGGTGTCCACTGGCCCACAGCGTCAGATACCTACATCCGTCGAATGAGGTTTGCAACGAACGATCCGTTTGTTCCCATCCTAGAAAGCGCGGGCTATCATCTCGAAGAGGACGTGATGGACCCTAAGCATACCCTAGTGGCTGAGTTTCCAACCCAGGGACCGCATGTACGGACAGAGCGTGATGTCACGATCTGGGAGAAGACGGAGCTTGCTGTTATGGCAGCAAGATTCTGGGCCGACAATCAGGTGAGCGTGACTGTCACGTTCCAAGACCATGAAAAGGATCAGATTCCGGCTCTGCTAAGTGCTAAGGACGGACAGTTGAAATCACTGTCCTTGTTGCCGCTGCTAGACGTGGGCGGAGCATACAAGCAGATGCCGTATGAAGGCATTAGTCCTGAGATGCAAGTTCAGATGAGAGAGAACCTCCGTCCCATGAGTTGGGACACCTTGTATGACGGTGCTGCAAACGACGCTGAAGGCGAACGTTTTTGTAGCAACGATACCTGCACAATCTGAACTGACCCTTAGGGGCATGGAGAAAGTCGGCGGCTTGGGCAGGTCGTCGCTTTCTTCCCATGCTATCATGGCAACAGATTTATCGACTAGGGAGTTAGGATGAGCCATCAGGCTGAACAAGACGCGATCGACTGTGAAAGCTATTCACCTGCACAGAAGTTCGCTCTATACAGAATTGCGACAGTTGTCAACGACATGTACGACATGCGTTGGTGGGCCAAGAATGAGAATTTGGCAAAGCAAGTTGGGGTCTGCCGACAGACCGTTTCGGGATGGATGAAAGATTTTGTCAGTGACGGATGGTTGAAACTTGTCGATCCCGAAAAGAGAGCTGGAGGTCGTAGTTGTTCTACTGAATACTTCTGGATTGGTCCTCCAGAAAGTGTCGGGCATCCCGACAGTAACGAGGCAGAAAGTGTCGGCCATCCCGACAGTAACGAAAGTGTCGGGTTGACAGAAAGTGTCGGGTTGACAGACAATACTGTCGGGTTGACAGCCGAAAGTGTCGGCCATCCCGACACGCAAGAAGTACAAGAGTGTAAGAGAAACCAAGAAGACCTTGCACCTTCGGCGCAGGGGGAGCAAGGTTCCTTGACAGGAATGACTCTGGCAGAACCTGAAATTGTGGAAGCCACAATCGTCACTAACGCTACGATTGCAAGAGACATAGCGACAGCCTTTTGGGACTCACTTATCGCAGAGAAAAAACCTACTCCGGTTTTGGGTGGGAATAGAAACTCGTTTATGGCGTTGGTACAGATAGTCGAGCAGTTCGTTGAATCTGGATACGCACCGCAAACGATTTACCACGCATTGCACGACACAAGTGTTTACTCGATGAACGGAATCACATTCAGCTTGAACAAGCAGAAGCGTGATGTTGCTCGTAGTACCGAAGGTTCGTCCTTCGAAGGTTTGGCCGAACTTCAGAGATTGCAGAGGGAGATCAGATGAGTGTATATTCGGACATTTTGGATGAACGTATTCGTCAGGATGCTAAGTGGGGTGTTCAGGAGCATGAGCATCCGATGTGGTCTGTGATTTTCAATGAGGAATGGGGTGAGGCGAATCAGGCTTGGCTTCATTGGGTTGAAGAGAATTGTGGTGAGGCAGCGCTTTATCGTGAGGAATTGGTTCAGGCTGCTGCGGTGTTGGTAAACATGATTGAGTGTCATGATCGGGCTATGAACGAGGTGATGTGATGAGGTTTTGGAATTGGCTCAAAAGGTATCCTCGAAAGTGTTGTGTCGATTTGTGGGAGCGTCGCCCTGCGCGACACGAGAATCACCGTATGTGGTGAATCGTGAATCAGAATGAGGTTTCGGTTTTGTACGAGTATGCTGCGGCGTTGATGCCTAACGAGGGGAAGTGGAACAAGCCTTCGTCTCCGGGGCAAATTGTGGCTCATGCTCATGCGTTGCGTAATGTGCCGTTTGGTGTGGCGTGTTTCGCTGCCGATATTGTGATGACTCGTGAGGGTAAGTGGCCTGCTCCGTGGCAGATCATCAAGGTGGCTAAGACGCTTGATGCTGATTTGGATTCTGAGCGGATGCAGCATAGTTACGGTCCTCAGATTGATGAGGCTGTAGCGATAGTGACGCATGTCACAGAGTTGGCTATTGCGGCGCAGCATCAGCTTGAAGGAAAGGCACCGCGACAGGCTCAACTTGAATCAGGTACGTCAACGTGACGATACAAGAACTATGGCCCAAAACAAGCGAGGTAACCTGAAAGATAAGGTGGATCGTGGGCTTTTGCATGAGTATCTTTGGAAGCATCGTACTCGTGAAGGATTTGTAGCTGGGACACAAAATGATTTGGCTGCGAAGCTGGGCATTAAGAAGGTTGCAATGACGTTGATCTTGACAGAAATGGCTGAGAAGGGTATGCTGATTAAGCATCGCCGTGCGACTTGGCAGATTGTTGACCCGCAGATGTATGCTCTGGGCGAGAAGCCCGAGATTGATGGGAGACTGTTCGATGATGGCTGAGCGGAAGAGTTTGAAGGGTGACCGACCTTGGTTCGGAGCAACGGAAGCCAAAACCCACGGCAAAGCCGGTCGTCGCAAGATGGATGCTGACATGATCGCGGAGGGGATGGATCATGAGACCTGATGTGGAAGAAGCGTTTGATTTGTACAACGAGGCTATGGTCAGCAACGAAGAGATGTTGTCTGAAATTCATGAACGCCCGACTTCGTTGGAGCCAGTGTCTCAGAAAAAGATTGCCGAGACTTACCTAGGCAGGAAGCTCAATCTTTGGGAATTAGTGCGTCTCCGGTTGGGTCGTTGAGATGAGCAAATACAAGGTAACACGAGTGTCATACGTGCAGGCAAATTCTCCGCAAGAGGCCATTGACGACACCGCAGACACGACCCCTACAAGCATTTTTGCCGAGAGTCAGTCGAGCGACAATGTTGTTCAGACGCCTCAGTCCGGCAACTATATCTGACGATCAAAGTTGTGAGGGGCATCCTCGCAACCTACAGGAGGTTCATAATGGATACTGTATTTCAGGGAGACGTGGCAACGCTCTCTGCGCTGGTGGGAGTCTTCCTACCGATACTTGTTGGCATCGTAACTAAGCAGCTAGCTTCGGGCGGACTCAAGGCAACGATCTTGGCTTTGTTCGCAGCAGTTTCTGGCGTTGCTACAGGTGCTATCCAGGCCGGTGGAGCATTTACGCAGGAGGCCGTTTATGCGGGCTTCATTACGTGGATTATCGCCGTGTCTACCTACTATGGTTACTGGAAGCCTACGGGCGCAGCAGCCAAGGTTGCGGAAGTCACAAAGGTTGTTGGTGTCGGCCCTAAAGCTGTCGCCTCTAAACATCCATTTTCCGTCTAACATTTTTACTGCTCGGGCAACCGAGTCCTTATAGGAGAGGCCCTCGTTTATGCGGGGGTTTCTTCGCGCTTGACAAGCTTCATTGACATGTGCTATGATCTTCATATGGATGAAACCAACAAAGAACGAATCAACCAGCTTGTCGAGAAAACTCACACGGCAATGTCTGAGTTGGGCTTGTACTCGATCAACTATACGATCGGCACAAGCAACCCTGATCTTGTAAGCGAAGAAGGCGAAATGGACCACGATGTCCGCGAGTTGATTGAGAGCGGTGAAGCGTCATTCGTTCTGAACGCCACATATCGTCTGAACGAAATGGCATGGTCACGTAGAATCCTGCATCCAGACGAGTTTGATCTGGACAAGCAGTTCCGTACCATGATGCCTTCCGAAGCCGAAATGATGGTGGAACGACTCAAGGAGAAGGCTGCTGAAGGCGACTTTCTTGCTGTGTTCGATGACCTTGAAGACGACGGAGACAACGATGATGAAGGTTGAGTTCGTAGAAGAATACCGGAACCAAGGGATCGTGAAAGGCGTCAAGTGTACCATGTGTTCACTCGTAATTCAGATTGGTGACCACGTTCTTTTCGAACGTCGAAGGAATGAAGGGTACACGGCCTTGCATGTTGAGTGCATTCGTGCTATAATCGTAAATATCCCTACGGACGCCAGTGTTCTGGGGCAATTCAACGAGATCCGTCGAGAGGCGGAGGAAGGATTAACATGTCTGACACTGACATGATCTGCGGAAAGGTTGACACTCACGGCTTCGGTCTTGAGATCGAACTTGAAACAGGCGAAATTTCTCCCCGAGAGATTTGGGAGAACAAGGATTACTACATCGGTCTGGCTACAACCAGCCGGGAAGAGGTTTGGGACAAGCAAGACGAAGACCGCCAAGCGGCGTTGCTTCGTTTGGTACAGTCTTCGGTTGAGTGTTTGCACGCCAACGTTGGGGATTGGGTTCCGGCCGACATTCGTGCTGAGGGTGGCGAGTGGGTGGATGTGACTTGGCGGATAACTGCTGAGGACATCGCTGACGAGATTGTTCGTTACGAGGATGAGGTTGCTGCGAACATCGCTGCTGCCACGGCTGACACAGCCGAGATGTTGGAAGGACTGACCTGATGAGTTCACTAGGCAATAGTTCACTAGGCGATGCATCACTAACCGAACTGCTTGACGGTATTACCGATCCGCAGGAAGCTATCCGGCGGATGGTGCAGGGCGCTATTGAGCGCCTTCACGATCGCACGGATGATTGGGTTCCTGAGGCTCTGCGTGATGCGGACGACGAGGGTGGCCTTCGGGTTACGTTCCGTGTTCTCATGACTGATATCTCCAAGGAGATCGAGCGCAACGAGCAGGCCACGAAGATGCGGGTTGCCGCAGCGGAGGCCGACACGATCGACATGCTCTCCGGCATGTAAACCCTAACCGCGGTGGCACCCCGTGGTTACAAGACCCACTTCTTCTACTTCTCGTTGGGTAGAGGGAGTGGGTGCTTTGTATTTATGCTATAGTGTCCGATATGGATGACATGGCTATACAAGAACCCCCATTTGGTGATCCGGGCATGACTGTCACGTTCACCAACGATGAATGCGGTGATTCGATTTCTTATGGCTTGCTGCCGTTGGTGGGAAACCAACTCGCAACAAACACGTCTGTACAGGGATACGGTACAGGTACTACGATATGGACTACACCGAACATTTACACTCCTGAGCCTGCTGGCGATCTGGAAATCACTCACGTGGTCGAAGAAGATGAAGGATTGATCGGTTACGCTGATGACGGTACGAGGGTGCTGTTGGGTGATTGGGTTCCTACTGCTGTATCTTTGCGTGTTCGAACGCTCCTAGAGCGGATCGCTGGCGGCGACGAACTAGACGAGTCAGACTTGGAAAAGTTCTGCTACCTGAAGCGACTCCTAGAGTTGCAGAAAGAAGAGCTAGAGAACACTTCCAACCGCATACAATTCATCGAACAGCTTATTGCTTTGTGAGCGTCAACTACGGTAAGGGCGCTAAAAAAAAGGCTATCAAGCTACACTCGCTGCTGGTCCGAACACGTTCCGATTTCACGTGCGACAAATGTGGTCTTGTTCGTGGAATGATGCGAACGAATCCAAAAACGAAGAAAGTCACCAAAGTTGCGATTCAGTGTGCTCACATCATCTCTCGTCAATACAAGGCTACCGTTACCGATGACCGCAATGCTGTGTGTCTGTGCGGGTCTTGTCATTACGGTTTCGGACTAGACCCATTAGGTTTCGCCGAGTTTGTCATCGGTCGACATGGTACAGTTGACATCTATCGAGAGTTACGCAAGAATGTGGACGACAAGTATGACCCAGATTGGAATACAGAGATCGACCGTCTACAGGAGTTGCTAGATGTCGCAGAATCCGAAGCTGCTCATAGGATGTCCGATCAGGTCACGTGAGTGGGCTGTTGAAGCGTATTTTGATCACGCCGTCCCGGCGGCACGGAACGCTACAGACAATTTCGCGTTTACCTTTGTGGTCCCAAAGGATGATGAAGCCACGATTGATGCGATTCATGTGGCGAGTCGAAAGCACGAAGTAAACACACGGCTGGCGTTCACGACTGAACCGTCACGTGAAGACAAGCGAATATGGAACACCGACCGCTACGAAGAGATGTGCGTTGTTCGAAATGCTTTCCTTCGTCAGGCGCGAGACGGGGCACACAAACCAGATTACCTTCTGAGTCTGGACTCTGACATCCAGATACATCCTCAGCAGATCAAAGGCATGATCGAGCATTTGGAAGAGCATCCTGAGTGGGCTGCGATAGGCGGTAAGACGTATCTGTCTGCTACAGGTAAACAGCATCCGAGCTACGGTCAACTCAAGAGGGGTCATAAGAGTGCGTTTCTTAGGTCTGATTCTGAAGGCGTGTTCCAGGTTGATATCATCATGGCTATCAAGCTGATGACACCTGCCGCCTACGAGGTTGACTACAAAGCGAATCGTTACGGTGAAGACATCGGTTGGTCGATAGAGGTAAACGCGGCCGGGTTGAAACTCGGTTGGGATGGCTCGATTGCTTCGAAGCATGTTATGACGGAAGCGCACAACGGTAGGGAAGATCCCCGGTGCGGCTATTGAGATGGAAGAGTTCGAAGATCATTGGTGGGAAGAGATTTCTGACCTAGAAATCTATGTCTGGCAAGATGAAGCTGGACACGCCGTGTTCGTGTACTTTGGTACTTCAGATATTTACTGGAACATGTGGGATACCAACATTAAAGAGACTGGAGAGAAAGCCGTGGACGGTCCAGCGAACTGGGAGTGGATGTGATATGGTTGTGCCTATGTATGAACCTGGAATTGATTTGATCGTGGTGAACTACAAGACACCTGATGATCTTGTTGGTTTCTGCGAGTCGTACATCGAGAATTTCCCTGAGGTAGAATCGACGCTTTACATCGTCTGCAATGACGTGACTGAAGCTGACGAAAAAGCCATCGAAGGCATCCGTCCGCACATCCCCGGCAAGGTGATGATTTTCCCGTTCAGCGAGAACCTTTACTACTCGGGTGCAGCAAACGTAATCGGCGGCATCGCCCGTCGCGAGACGTTAGCAATTCTCAATGCTGACACACGATTTTTGCCTGGTTCCATTGATACGTGTTATCACGCTTTGATGGACAACCCGACTTGGGGAGCGGTTGGTCCTCTGCAAACTGGAGATAACAACGAAGTAACGCACGCCGGAATCTTTGGCACGCTTGAAGCTCCGAAGCATCGTGGATGGCACCAGAAAATGCATGATCAGTTTCGGGATGTCAACGAGAATGCTGTCACTATTTCAGGTTCTGCTTACTTCACGAAGCGTTCCGTTTGGGACGAGTTGAGTAGCTGCGAACTCTATCGAGATTTATACCCAAATGCCCGTGGTCCTTTCTTGCCCACGACCCACTATTACGAAGAGACATGGTACTCATACCATTTGCAGGCACACGGCTACAAGTGTGTGTATCTTGGTACTTCTCAGATGGTTCATCGTTGGCACAAGGCTTCCCCGAAGGGCGGGTGGGCCGATCAACAAATGGGGGCGTCTCGTGTGATGTTCCGTGCCGCCTGTGATCATCACAACATCGCCCACGACTGAGGACAGCATGGCTATATTTGGATCTATCGTAATCAAAAACGAAGCTGATCGGTATTTGGAAGCTTGTCTTCGACACATGGTGCCGTTTCTTGATGAAGTGTTTGTGTGGGATGATCAGTCGGACGACGAGTCCGTTGCTGTCGCCAGCGAGTACGGCAAGGTTGTGGTGCGTCCTGATGATGTGCCGTCATGGCTAGAACACGAAGGACAGTTCCGTCATGCAGCGTGGAAGCAGTTCGAACAGACGATTTTGCCAGACGATGGCGATTGGATTCTGTCGTTTGACGCTGACGAATTTCTCGTTTGCACTGAGCCTGATTTCTCCGATGTGAGACAGAAGCTTGAACAAGCTACAGCGTATGCAGATAAGCACGGCAAGGTTGGAGTTGTTCTTCCGTTTCCTGAAATCTTTGGGACGAAGAAGCGTGACACTTTGCTGATGCGGACGGATGGACTGTGGGATACTATCCGTGGACCTCGCCTGTTCAGATATCAACAGAACGCAGAGTGGAGCAATAAGGCGATGGGTTGTGGATCTGAACCTACCTACGTTTCGAGAGGGCATGTGTCGACACAGAATCTTGAGTTGACCATGCTGCATCTGGGTTACGCAGACCCAAAGGATCATGAAGAGAAGCACGCTCGATATACAGAGTTGTTCGATCACGGACACAATAACAAACACATTCAGTCTATCATCACGCAGCCAACATTGGTGCCTTGGGGTGGTCCGACGCCGACATGGAGATTTGACTAATGAGAGTTGTTGTTCTAGGGGCTAGCGGTATCGTTGGTCAGCACATGTACGTGAACAAGCCAGACGATGTAGAGGCCACGTTCGTGGTTCGCAACTGTCCTCCGCTCAAGGGCTATATATCCTTGGACTGTGAAGATTTCTGGGCACTCGGTGATTTCTTGAACGAGGCACAGCCTGATGCCATCGTGAACCTTGCAGGGCAGAATAACGTTGACGTGGTTGAGAAGGACCCCTCAGCATACGAGAACATCAACGGAGCGTTGCCTTTGTTCTTGGTCAACTGGTGTGACGCCAATGACGCCCATCTAGTTCAGGGCAGTACCCAGGGTGTGTTTTCTGGAGAGGATGGGCCGTACTCGGCTGATTCCACCGTGAACCCTATCACGGAGTATGGCAAACAGAAGGCCGTCGCTGAGGACCTTGTGCAAACCGGAACGAACTGGACGATCGCTCGTCTCACATTTGTGATCGGCGCACGTCCGTTTCCTGGCTTTGGTCGCATGAATCCTCTTGAGGACATGTTCAATCGGGACAAGCAGATTCAGGTCGATGATCATTTCTTCTCGCCATTGTTGGCGCAGGAAGCTGCTGAGATCCTGTGGGGATTTGCTAGAGATTGCAACGTCGGCATTTATCATCTTGGTATGCCTGAGAAGGTATCGCGGTTCCAGCTTGCACAGGGCGCTGCACGGATCGGGTCGATCGCCGGAAAGGATACAGAACTTGTCGGCGTGTCTCATGATCATTTCTCTTCGAAGGGTTTGGCTCGTCGTCCTGCTGATACGACTTGGGGACGAGGGTCATTGTACACTGTTCGTTTGGATGAGGCAATTGAGATTGCTTTCAGTGATTGGAAAGAAGTCAAGGGTCGCAACATCAACCGTCGTTCATACGAACTGTCGTTGTTCTTCGACATGGATCAGGCAGAAGCGAAGACTCGGCTTGAGCGCGGTTTTCATCCTGCCCATCATGATGTGGCTCAGGATTTCCGTGACCATGATACCGATGTGAAAGATGATGGTTCTCTGCTTGACTGGTATCAAGTTACAGACAAGTACATTTGGGAGTTGTCTGCCTATCATCTAGATGTGGGATTCAACTACATCGGCATGTGTGAGGGCATTACTGCTAGGTTGATCAACGAAAACAAGCCGCATGTGTTGTGCATGGGTGATGGCATTGGTGATTTGACTATGGACTGCTACGAGTCAGGTTTACAGCCTACCTATCACGATCTTGAAGGATCGCTAACGGCAGAGTTTGCTCAGTTTCGTATCGCTCTTAATTGCGCTACATCGGTTCCTGTGAACTTGACTAATTCGTGGACTCCCCCCGTAGCCGAAGACTTGGATTGTGTTGTTGCTCTTGACTTCTTTGAGCATCTTGTCAACGTAGACGAATGGGCAAAGGCCGTGTATGACATGCTGGTCCCTGACGGGTTCTTCATGGCACAGAATGCTTTCGCTATTGGAGACGCTGAGCATGGTGATTCTATTCCGATGCATTTGTCTATCAACAACAAGTATGAGAAACAATGGCACACCTTTTTGCAGAGCCTAGGATTTGAACACGTGATAGCCGAATGGTGGAAGAAGACATGAGCGAACTAGATATCGGAATTGCGTCGTGGGGCAGCCCACAGAAGCTACTCAAAACAGTCAAGTACATCGAGAACAATACGGTATCGGACTACCGTCTGTTTATCGTGGACAACGCTTCGCCCGATCTGAAGGTCGCTGCTGCGATCAAAGAAATGGCAGCACACAACAAGCGCATCGTGCCTGTCATGCTGGAAGAGAACACTGGTTACCCTGGCGCTGTCAACAAGTTCATAGAGCTTGCAGAGACCACGTTCGTAGCGTATTTCGACAATGATGCCTATGTCTCTACCCACGGTTGGGACAAGCTGATGATGGAGAAGATTGGTAGCTTTCATGAGCTAGCGATGGTGTTCCCTAACGGCGGCAATTATCCGATTCCACGCACTCATTACACAGAGGTTCTGTGGGGTATCGGTTTCTGTTGGATGCTGAACCGTCAACGTTGGATTGATGTTGGTCCGTTCGATGAAGACTTGGGCCATCAGGAAGAAGTCGACTTTCAGACTAGGCTCAGACTTGACGGTTGGAAGATTGCTGCCCTTTCTGATGTCCATGTGAAGCATGATGCCACATCGTCTATGAATCCCGAATCTCAGGCGCGCATCAACGAGGGCATCATCAACTGGGTCAACAAGTGGGTTGCGTATTTCGGCGGGAAGCACATGACGTACCATTCTCCGAATGTGATTCGTTTCGCTGACTGGCCGGTGAACGCTCTGTACTTGGAAGAATACTACCTACAGAAGTTCCCGAATCTAAACAAGACACCGGAAACAGTCGATGTAGATGGAGTAACAATGGATTTGATCAAGGTTCCTAGATACAGGAATCTGTATACTGGGAGAATTATCTGATGAGTGATAGACAAATAGGATCGAAGAGAACCGCACAGGGAAACGCGGATCGACCTTCGGCACTGCCGAGTTCTGAGAGTAAACTGAGAGCCAAGATTCAACAGCTTGAAGCCAAGATTGTTGGACTGGAAGCAGAGGTGGATGCTGCAAGTGTTGCTGTAGCGAAGATGGCGACTATTGACGAGTATTTGTCTAGGTTCCCTACCGGGCATTTGATTGTTCTGGACGGCAGGTCGCAGACGGTAATCAGGTTTGATAGCTGAGCTTAATGAAGCCACTATTTTTTGTCGGCAACCGGCGTTCCGGTACGACGATGATGACGTATGTCTTGAACCTGCATCCTCACATCTACATGGCATCAGAGGCAGACACGTTGTGGTTTCTGTTCAACGGGGCTGATGGAAACAAGGGTTTAGATGTACCTCTCAGAGGGATTGGTGCTCATCCAGATGACGACCCAGCGAATTTGAGAACCAAAAGTCGTTCTAGTAGATTAGAAGGCGGGTTCCTTGGAGACGATGATCTTGTAGGAGAAATACGAGAGAACTTTTTCAAGGATCTTCTATATGTTAAAGATCACGGTATCCTTAATCGGCAGGACGCATACCCTGAAAAGCTCGATGTCGAATTGGTGTGGGCGGGAGACAAGAAACCGGCATCGATCACAGACCCAGCGATGAGGCCGTGGATCGAACAACATTTCCCTGACGCCAAATATATCCATTTGGTTCGCGACCCGATTCATTGCATCGCTTCGATGGCTGGATTGGCTTGGGAAGGCGGCGACCGTGACTTCCTGGTGGACTACTATGTACGGTTGGAGCAGCAGGCGCTTGCGATTCCTGATAGACTCTTTGTACGTTACGAAGATGTTTGCGAAGATCCGATGCGGGAGTTGCGTCGGGTTTGTGATCATCTAGAGTTGGATAGCAACGACATCGCTGAGAGTTATGATGCGGGCGGTGCTCTAAAACTCAAGAGAGGCGTGGTGATGGGCAGCGATTACGCTGCTGAGGCACGGCGAGCGGATTTGAAAACCATCCCTTTGACGGACGAGCTAAAGAAGCTTATCGACACTTACGGATACTAGGAGAAACATGGTTACGGAAGCTGAGATCGAAGAGGGCAGAGAAGCGGTAGCTTGGGTAGCCGGGGCCGTTCTCGCAGAGGTGGCAGGCGGCAAGCAGGTCGTTGTTGGCACACGCACCTATCTTGGTCCCGAGTGGACCCACGTGGACATCGACAAAGCACCATTGCGCGATTGGGACACGAACAAGACTTACCCGGTTGATATTGTCGCTGAAGCTCACCAGATCAAAATGACCTCCAACACGGCAGACCTTCTGTATAGTCAGGAGATGCTTGAGCATGTAGCTCGCAAGCAGTATCCACGAGTGTTGAACGAGTGGGCACGTATTGTCAAGCCGGGTGGTTTCCTCTGGATCGAGGTCCCTGATTTCTTGGCCTGCTGCGAGCAGGTTCTACAGATCGACACTCTCGAAATGGATCGTGGTATCCAGCAGTTGTTCTATGGTGGTCAAGCGACCGAATTCGATTTCCATTACAACGGTTTCACACCGCGCATATTCGAAGCAGAGTTCGATCAACGTGGTTTTGACGTGATCAGTATGCGTCGTGGATATGAAGCGGGGTATTTGCAAGCCATCGGCCGGAAACGAACATGAGAACGGAGGACACGGCTTATGGTCGAAACTACTGGGAAACTTACGATGACGGCAAGGGTTACACCGATTCTCCTGTCTGGGAAGACACAGCACACATTGTCAAGGAATTGTTTGGTTACGATGAGATGGGACAGGATCGCAGCAGCGGGACGCGACTTATTGACATCGGTTGCGCTATGGGATACCTCGTTAAACATGTGCGACGGAGAGGTATCGAAAGCTTTGGACTCGATATCAGTCACCATGCAATCACTCACGCAGACAAAAGCGTTCGACGCAATGTCAGCACTTGGGATTTCGCTTTGCCACATGTCGGACCTTTCTATGGATGGCGACAATTTGAGATTGTAACGTGTCTTGAGACTCTGGAGCACATTCGTCCGCTTACTACGGATGTGGCATTGTCTAACCTTCGAAACTTGTGGCCTCTTGAAGGTGGCGTTGGCTTCTTTGCTATCTGCGTACTAGAAAATGAAGGTTGGGAAACAGATCCAACACATATCAATATGCATTCTCGTGCCTGGTGGACAGACACGCTAAAGAGCCGCGGTTTCACGATTGACAAGGAAGCGGGTGACTGGGTTCGGACGTTCAGTTTGTATCGTGAGCACGAAGGTGTGTTTGTAGTTAGTGGAGTTCCTGACCCTGAGCCTGTTCCAGATGTGCTAGAGTTGGAATCATGAAAGATGCATTGTTCTACCACATCCCTCGTACTGGTGGCCAAATGTTGGCTACGAAGGTATGGAACTACATTGGCCGTGATGCTGCTTACACAGATAAGGGTCAACGACAAGACGGGCACGCTTCAGACGATCGACCTGATGCCCCTGGCTCTTGGAAGGAGTACGATGGTCCCTTTGTTTCGAGTCACGAACCGGTAAGCCTTCTGACTCGTCACGAAGAAGGTCGTGTGCGTTTCACTGTTCTGCGTGAGCCGTATGAGCGAGTATTTTCTCTACTCAACCTTCGGCAGAACCAGATGAATGCGGTAGGTATGAATCCAGTCGAGTACATGTTGGCTGACTCTTTGACACCTTCTATCAAGGTTGGGTTCCGTGACCGCATGGTACGTCAGTTGGGAGGCAACTTCTACAAGGACGACATGCCGATCAGTGAGCAGTTCGACAACGCTTGCGAAGTGTTGGCAGGATTGGATTGGGTTGGTGAGACCAGTACACTGGACGACGACCTCGCTGATTTCTTCAATGTGTTGGAAGTTCCGTGGACAGGTCCTGAGCATATCAACATGCCGAGAACCTACATCGAGAATCTCAGCGAACATGCTCAGGACACGATCCGCAAACTCACAGTGTGGGATACTAAGCTTTACGAATTTGCTCAAACTTTGTAGTTCTTAGTCGATAAGAGCTAGTACGTCCCAAAACTTGGGACAGTGTGTGCTACAATACTTCTTAATGACAGACTATCTTGAAGAAGAAGGCAACATTCCGGTCGAGGCTCCTTCGGGGGCCTTGTTCCATGTTTTGGTAGAGGCCGAACGAGACTACTACGAAGACGTAGCTAATCGCTACATGGCAGATAACCAGTTCATCAACATCTCCGACGTGCAGGATTTGGATAGAGTTTTGATGATGGAACTGCTGATCTATCGGTGGTCGTCATGGCTCACGAACGAGACAGACTATCAAGGATTGCAGGTTGACCCGCTTGCCTTGAACAAGTCCATCAAAGATTTCTCTAGCGAAGTTCGTCTTGTGAAGAAGTCGCTTGGTATGGACAAGGCTACCCGTGAGAAAGACAAGGGCGAATCAACCCAGGTGTATCTCGATAACCTCAATGTGCGCGCCAAGGCTTTCGGGATCATGCGAAACAATCAGCACGCCAAGACGATCGAGTTGTTCATGGATCTCAAGGCGCTGATGGAATTCCATGAGAACTGCACTCCGATCGAACGAAAGGAGAACAGCGTAGCGGTTGAGGACATCATGGAATGGATCAAAGAGATAGCCATTCCAGAGTTCGATTCTATCGACATCGAGTTCCGTAAAGAACAGACGATGTGGATACGAGCGATGTGACATGATGGACTACGATCTCTCTGTCTTCGATGAAAAGATGCCTTGGCAAGAACGCTTCAAGGCCATCAAGAAAACTTTCCCTACCGTAGAAACCTTGGATTGGAACAAGGTCTTCCGAGACGATCCCGCGATTATGGGCCGCATCGTGAACGATGTATTGAAGATTGACCAGGCCGAGCCGGGACGTCCAGGCAAGCGACCCGCCCTTAACATCGAACGTGCAGAATTGAAGCTACGTCAGATCAGGGGTGAAGACTACACGGTTCTGCCTTTCGTTTCAGCACTTGAGTTAGCTCGTGCAGACAAGTCGATTAGGAGCTTGGCTCACTCTTCGGGTCTGCCCAAGTCAACCATCCATCGTCTTGTTGAAGGAAAAGCTCATCCGACCGTGGAACAGATCGAAGCTATTTCTAAGGGTCTTCGCAAGGACCCGTCATATTTCATGGAGTACCGGGTTGCTTTTGTTGTGGCTTCGATGGTCGAGTTGTTTTCGCGGTCGCCAGAGTCTACGGTTGTTCAATATGAGAAGCTGCTAAGAGCATTGAAATGAGTGACAGCGGCGTACTTGAGGACCTGACGGAAGAAGAGCTTTACCTGTTCTGTATTCTTCAGGACGAGTCGGGTCTGGATCATGCCGAGTTCTCGTGGACCGACATGGACAGGGATGACATGATTTTCCGTTGTTGGGCCTTCCAATGGTCGTGGTGGAGGAACCCGGCTCCGAAGCAGATAGACCAGGCAGGTCGTTCGATCGGCAAGTCTCTATCTATCAAGGCGCGAGCGTTCGCTTTTCCGTTTATTCATCCGGGTGGCGAAATGGTTATCACTGCTCCTGAGGGTGTCCATTTGGATGCTGTCACGGATGTTGTAGAAACTTCTTTCGCTAACACTCGACTTGGGCGTGAGATGCTGGTGAAGGGACGTACAGGCGTGAAGCATCGCCCGTTCCATATGAACTTCCAGTCCGGTGCTCGTATCATGGGCCGTATCCCTCAGCGGGACGGCAAAGGCATGAAGGGCATTCACCCTATCTGGTTGGAAATGGACGAGGCTCAGGATTTCCCTGACAAGGGTTGGATTGAGATTCTTGAGACGTTGAAACGAGGTTTTGATGGTGCCCGTTGGCGCGCTCATGGTGTGACCCGTGGCGTGCGTGACTACTTCTACAAGTTCACGCAGGCCGATTCTGGCTGGTCGATCAACCGGTACACCGGTATGCATCGTCCGACGTGGACCGATGAGGAACGACAAGACAAGATCAGCGAGTACGGGTCTAGGGACCACCCTGATTATAGACGAAACGTACTAGGTTTGCATGGTGATGCTACTAACCCACTGTTCGTTCTGCATCGTCTGATGGAGTGCGTGGACGACAACCTTGAAGAGCCGTACAATAACCACGAGTACACGAAGCTGCGCATCACAAACGAGCTTGTGTTGGAGATGGACGACGACATCTTGCCGTTGTTAGATTTCCCGGCTTCACATCTGAATTACAAGACGGTGTGGATCGGTATGGATGTTGGTTACACCAACGACCCATCCGAGATCCTTGTTTTTGCAGAGGTTGTGGACAAGAAGATCAACAAAACCGATACCGTGTTGAAACTGGTGGCGCGCATTCAACTTGAGCGCATTAGCAACCCGCATCAGGTGGCTGCGATTTTGTGGCTGATTGACTTCTACAAGCCGAAGGCGTTTGCTATGGATAAGACTGGCGTCGGTCTTCCGCTGTTTCAAGACATTCAGGCTGCGGCGGCAGCGAACCCACAATTGCGATCGTACCTTGATGCGATCAAAGGTTACGGTTTCTCGGAGAAAATTCTGGTGGACTTCGACTCAACTATTGAGGTCGATGAGTTCAGAGGTGACGCAGTTAAGGATGCAGGCATGTATAAGAACGTGCTAGAATACAGTTCTGACAAACTTCGATGGCTGGTGGACACCAAGAGGCTCAGGCTTCCTTGGGACACTGAACTGATTGGCGAATATCAGGGGCAGACCTACACTTACGACAAGTCCGTAATGGACATGTACGGACGAAGAAAAGTCTTCTCCAAGGGGAATTTCCATGCGTTGGATGCGAGCAGAATGGCGGCGCTTGGGTGGGCACAACACTCGATCGAAGCGATCACGAAAGAAGAAAGCTGGGAGCCGGTCAGGTCGATCATACTCGAATGATCTCTCTTGCGTTGCTTGTTCCACTACTTCTGAGGTTCGCTGGATTGACTTCAACACGCATCGTATCACGTTGTGCGACGTCTGTCTGATGTCAACAGTCGCTCGCATCACAACAGACGATCCCGATTTGCAAAGTCGGGATGGCATGTCTCAATGGTATTTGGCAGTTGAGGTCAACGACAAAATGGTGGTTGTCTTCGATGAGGCAGTTGATTCACTGTTCAGCATTCACGGTCTAGACGATTTCCTCTCAAGTGTCAAGGAAGACCTAGATACTCAAAATAGCGACGGACAACTCCGATTGAGGTACAGTAATGGAGCTTGAACTAGGATTAGCCCCAAAAGCACATCAGCCAACACCTGTTAGGAGAAGCGGACGAGACGATTTGAATGGCTGGAGAGCCGAACTGGACGAGTTTTACGATGTCATGAACTGTTTTGGCGTCGATGAGGATGAAATCTTCCGTTCGCTCTCTGGCATGTCAGCAAGAGCATCGCAGATGAGAAGTCAGGTTGTTCGCAAGGAGACTAGAGGATTACAGGTGTTTCGTACTCAAGAGGTTGATCCATTTCTCAAAGAGTGTGATAGGCAGTTCAAGATTTGGTCCAGAGTATTTTCAGTAAGTCAGTTCGAATGGGAGACAACTAGCAAATGACCGCAGGATCAGAAATCATGGTGGACCCGGATATCGGGACAGTCGTTTTGAACGACACGGACGTTTCGTCAGATGATGTCTTCTCCGCTCTTAATGAACAGCATCCTGAGGTTGCTGCTCTGACCCGCTGGGGTCAGCAGATTAGCGGTGGAGGGCGTGCGGGTGGAATTTTTGAACGAGATAGGTTCGTTACCCCAGACAAAGTTTTCGAACAGTTCGCAGTAGCGTTCGACGCTGCTCAGACTGATGATGTTGTGTCCGGCATTCTTGAGACGACAGAAGCGTTGGCTTTCAACAAGGCACGCATCGACTGCGAAGACCGCGACGAAGAAGATTTCTGGAATCAGGTGTCAGATGATCTGAACCTGGAAGAACGACTCCGCGAGATTTGGCGTGAGCTATTCATAGTGTCGCAATGTTATGTTGGTGTGCTTTGGGGTACGAAGAGTTATCGTGTTCGTGGCAAGACAGCAGACGGCAACAAGAAGCGCAAGGAATTCAAGAACATGCGCGTTCCGACAGCTATGACGATTCTTGATCCTCTCAAGGTTGTTCCTGTCGGGAATTTCTTGTTTGGACAAGAACGTCTAGCGTATGTTGTTGACAGGAACGAAGGTGCTGCTATCGACTCGGTGCTGGCTGGCCAGAACACAAGCGATTTGGCTGTTGGTCAGCTAATTGACTCTCGATATGAACCGGATCGTGCAGAGGCGAGTCTAATAACGAACTACTCTGGCGCAGACACCAGCAACATGTTCTGGCTCAACCCAAACCGTGTGTTCCGTATCACCTCGACACGTCCTGATTACATGCGTTTCGCTGAGGTCCGTATGAAGTCTGTGTTCGAGCTTCTCGACTTGAAGCATCAGCTTCGACAGATGGACCGTGCTCACCTGATTGGTGGCACCAACTTCATCGTGCTTGTCAAAAAGGGTTCTGACACAATGCCTGCAAAGCAGAATGAAGTCAACGCTCTGGCCGGTCAGGTCCGTGGCGCTGCTCGTGTTCCTGTCATTGTTGGCGATCACCGTATCGAGGTTGAGATCATCACCCCGAAGACGGATCAGACGCTTGATCCTACGAGGTACAACGGTATTGATGCTCGTATCACCGCCCGTTTGTATCAGATGTTCATGACTGGTAACTTCGCTGCTGGTGCCAAGGGCGACGATTCGCTCAAGTTGGCTCGTGTTGTTGCGAAGGGAATGGAATCTCGTCGGCAGAACATTGGCCGCACAATGGAAGACGAAATTTTCACGAGAGCCTACAAGATGAATGAATCCAAGCTTGAAGACAAGCCTGTCCTGAATTACATCCCACGTCGTATCTCTCTAGAGTTCGATCCGAACATGACTACGTTCATGCTTGATCTTCGTGACCGTGGCGACATTTCCCGTGAGACGCTACTCGGCGAGGTTGACATCAACCAGGAAGACGAGGCACGTAAGCGTGAACGTGAGGAAGAGGACGGCTACGACGACATCTTCAAGCCTACCGAAGTACCGTTCAGCGGTCAGCCCGGTCAGCCTGGAGGTGGTCAGCCTGGAGGCGGGGCATCTCCGAAGGGTGCCGGTCGAGCCGGTGGTGGATCTGCGGGTGGCGGTGGCACTAACACCAAGTCTACTGATTCTGGTCCGGGTCGAGGTCCTGCTAAAGAGGCGTAATGAAGCGTCGACTGTCTGGGTATTCGGGCAGCCACTTGTACACGGAGGTGTACAAATGTGCTAGCACATCTCTCTCTCGGTTTTTCATAGAGCAGGGATGGTCGCGTTTCGATCTGTGCAGTGTGCGTCCTGTGGAGGCAGAAGGCTTCGTTGTCGTGCGTGAGCCTTTCTCGCGCTATGTCTCTGGCGTGCTGTGGTATTGGCATGTAGTGCATGGCTTGGACCGTAGAATCCCTGGATTCATCAACGACCTACACGAGTTCTTGCAGAACGAGATCAAAGAAGGCCCACGAGTTGTTGACCATCACACAGAACCTCAATGGTGGAGCCATGCATGGGCTGACAAGGTGTTCTCTTTGGATGACCGTCTAGGAGACAGACTCACTGATTATCTGCAAATTCCGGTGGCATTGGGTAAATGGAATGCTTCGGATAGTGTAGAGGCTGATACGTTTGTAGAAATGCTTGGCGACGTAGGACGTCAGAAGGTATTGGAGTTCTACGACAGGGATCTGGAAATTTTCAATCTGTCTAGTGTGATTGACCGATAGTCTACGTATGAGCATCGTTGTCCCAGGTTCCCGTTCGTATTTCCTTGGCGCACGTGCGCGGGTCATTGACGACCAGAAGGAACTAGCCGCAGAGAACTGGTACAGCGATCACATCGCTGCTAACTCTGCTTTGAAGTGGATCGTTGGCCGTTATGTAGAAGCTGACAACCCGAACCAGAATCGTCAGATGTGGACTCATGCTGACTTGACGATGGCTGAGCCTACTATTCAGTATGCTCCGATGAACCTGCTTCACGATCAAAAGAACATCGTTGGTACATTCACGAACACGTCGATGATGTACCCAACTGATGAACTTGCGCAAGAAGGCGTTAACCCTTGGATCGAAGCTCTGGGTGCTTTCTGGAAAGCATATTTCCCAGAGGAACTAGAGCTTGTTGAACGCGCACATGCCGAAGGAGCTTTGTTTTTCTCGATGGAGTGCATCGGTGAGAGCGTCACATTCCATACTGCTGATATGGGCGAGAACGAAACGTTCCCATTCAAGGGAGCGTTCCACGAGTCTTACGGCGATTGGAACAAGACAGAGAACGCTATTCGTCAGATCAACAACCCGCATTTCTTGGGCGGAGCATTGATTCTGCCTCCTACTCAGCCTGGCTGGAAAGGTGCAGAGATCACAGATATTTCCAGGTATGTAAAGCAACATGCGGCCGAAGCGGAAGAGGTCTATAACTCTATTGAGGCCGACTCTCCGCACTTATCTTCGCATCAAATTGAGGAAGTAATGCTCGGATTCTTGCAGAAAGGTATTGATTCATCTGATGGAAATTCAATTGTTTCTGATCAGAAGACGAAAGAAGACTTGACAGAGCACGACCGTGCCCTGTCTGAGAGTGACTCCGAAAGGGAGGGTGACACGGTGACTGATACTTACACCGAAGCCGAGTTCCAGGCTGCTGTCGCTGAGGCGTTGGCTCCGGTCATGGCTGAACTTGAGACTTTGAAGATGTCTGCTGATGCAGATGCCGTCGAACTCAAGATCGCTGAGATCCGAGAGGCCGCTGAAGTGCAGGTAGCTGAACTTGAGAAGAAGCTCGATACTGCCGTGCTTGAAGCACAGGCAGCTACTGAAGAGCGTGACGCCGTGGTAGCGTGGTTGGATGCAGAGGCTGTTGCTTCCGCTGAAGCCGCTGAAATTGCTGCACGTCGTGACGAGCGACTCACCCAGGTTAAGGACACTGCGTCCTTCCCTGCGGAGTACCTAGAGGCTAACGCTGAGCGTTGGGCTTCTATGGACGATGAGACGTTCGAAGCTCTTCTAGCTGATTATGCGGCAGCGTCGATTAAGTCTGATGATGAGGATGAGGACAAGTCGTCTGATTCCGATGACACATTGGGTGAGACTGCCATGAAGGCAGGTCGTGAAGATGGCTCTACGGAGATGACGATGGGTGCAACCCTGGCTCAGCTTCGTAAGGTTGATCTCTCGACGCTCTGATACCGGAGGGTTGATATAGATGAGCAATTATGGACGGAACTTCGAGTTCCGCACACCGCCACAGTCGAGCCAGCGCTCGGGTAGGCATTTCCTCGATCAGGCTGCTGTTCCAATTGGCGCCCCGGTTGAGTATGCTACCACGGGTACGCTTGGTGTGGCAAATGCACTTGGTTTGGAACCAGTTGTTCTGGCGGATTCAACACCGGCAACAGAACGACCACTAGCCGGTGAGGCTGGTATTGCAGTATACGAGTATGGTCCAGCAGCGTTTGCTGGGAATGATCCGTTCCTCACTACTTATAGTGACCTTGATGTTGTGCCAGCAGGCGCAGCAGTTCAGGTTGTTAGCGGTAATGATGTTAAGGTTGTTCTTCGCAATACGGATGATGAGACCTTCTTGAACACACGTGACTATACAGGTCGAGTAATGGTTGCAGGTTCGCCTGCTACTGTTAGTCTCATTGTTGGTGACTATTTGATTCCCGGTACCGGAAACGATACTGATGGATATTGGACCGAAACTGCGGCAACACAGGCTAACGCTTGGCTCGTAGTTACTAAGGTAGACGCAGATCGGCAGGAATTCGAATGCCGACTGACGTTCTAAGGGGGATTGACAAATGGTAAACTCTACTTACATCGATCCATACGGTCGTGACATTGAAGAGCGTAAGGCTCTTCGGGAAGCACGCGATAAGCTGAACGAAATCGCCGCTAAGAACTGGGATGACCCAGCTTGGCGTCGAGAGATGGCTCAGGAAATGACTGAGACTATCTTCGAAGGCTTTACACACGAAAACCTACTTGCCCTGTTGGCTGAGGTCGAGAACGCACCGTTCGATGGCCGAGTCTTCGTCAAGGAAGTTCGTGGTCTACGTGCATTCTGGGTCGCTCGTGGTGGTCACATTGAGGCCAGCACGCTCAAGGCGCAGGTCATGGAGATCCCTCGGGATACCATTGGCTTCCATGTCTACGACTTTGAAGACAAGCGCCGCACAAACTTCTCTGAGACACAGACGACTCTGATCGATCTGGGTATTCAGCGGATGGATGCTGAGATCAACCAGCGAGTCCTGGCTACGTTCCAGGCCGCTATTCCAAGTTCGTCCGCCTTCTATCTCACAACTTCGGGTGTGGATCTTGGCACTGTCAACACGGCTCTCCGTGAGGTCCGTGACGAGTCCAAGACATTCGAAATTACGATTATTGGGCGCTCGACTATGACAGAGCAGTTCATTGATCAACTGCTTGGCACAACGAACAACGGCTCCGGTTTCATTCCTGAAACCAACGAGGCGATGATTCAACGTGGTGTGCTCGGTGTATACCGTGGTGCACGCATTGTTACCCTCAAGAACTACGAGGATGACAATGACGTCAGCTTCTTCCCAGCAAATGAGATGTACATTATGTCTCGTGATGCTTCGAAGTTCGCCTTCTGGGGCGGTCTTCTTTCGAAGGAGTACGTTGAGCAGGACAACTGGTACTGGCATTTCCTTGCCCGCCGAGACTTCGGTGGCGTCGTACATCGCCCAGCGCGAGCACGTCGTTACGTTGACTCTAACCTAGCTGCCTGATAGGTCTCTAGGAAGCAAGTGAAGCTACGCATTCGGCCCACCCTTCGGGGTGGGTCTTTGCGCGTTTAAGGTTTCCCGACAGGAAGTAAGTTGGGGAGTTTCGGCTCCCTTTCTTACATTTTGGTGCTATAATGACGATTACCCCGGTCTATGGAGGATATTTATGGCTAAGAAAGAGTTTGAAACTTGGGAGTCCGCTATCAAGGGGACTATTGGTGTGAAGAAGTTTGATCGTCGCGGTGATCTCGCTACTGAGATTGTTCGTGGTGGTCGTCTGCTTCATTTGACCCCTGATGAACGTCGGTACAACACGGAGAGAGCCGCTACTCCGGGTCAGGACCCGTTCAGTAACGGAATGCTGGTTCCTGTGACTTTGCTAGATGATTCTGAGGATGCTGCGATGATTGCAGCGAATCCGAACGTATTGTCTGCTGATGATCTAGAGGCTTTGTTTTCGTTGCATTGGAAGAAGTTTGATGGCGAGTTGTCGCATATCACGAACGTGTCTGCGTTGACTCGTTTGATGGAGATGGCAACTGATGCTGACGCTACTGTCCGTCAGATGAATTCGATCAAGTCTCGGATTGCTGCGGTTGATCCGTCTATCCTGTTGGATGACGCTTCTGGCAACACGGTTACTTCTTTCGGTGAGCCGAAAGAGGGTCCAATGAAGGCGATTACGCCTTCCTGAGTTCGCAGGCTTGACGTGCCCGGTTACCTCCAGGGATCGGGTAATGCGGCAGTGTAGGTCGGTAGTCGCTAGTCGCCTGTTTTGAAGGGAGGGACGTCCATTGAGACGATCCCTCCCTTCTTCGCGTCCGTGCTGTATAATCGGTTGTGGTTTGCCGATGCTTCTAGGGAAGGACGACGCGTTCCCTGTTGGCCTTCATATCCAGAATGCATTTCTGATGGAGGTATGGGATAAATATGGCTAACGCACTTTATGGCCTGGGTAGACAGGCTTTTCTAGAAGCAGACATTGATTGGACTGTTGGCGTGATTCGCGCTGTTCTTGTAGATACTACAGGTGACGGTCCTGGCGCTGGTTACACAGTCAGCATTGATGTTCACAACGCATACGACG